TCGCTGTAACGAAACACTTCCTCAAGAACAAAAAGATTTAGGCTTAGAAATATTACAAAGCAATCTTTGTTCTGAAATTACTTTACCTACTAACGAAGAACGTACTGCCGTATGCTGCCTAAGCTCAGTTAATTTAGAATACTTTGACAAGTGGAAAGATTCTGAAGAATTTATTGCTGACATGGTAACTATGCTAGATAATGTATTAGAACACTTTATTGAAAACTCAATAGACACTACAGGTCTAGGTAAATATAACGCAAACTACGAGAGGTTTAAGAATAATGTTAGAGAATCCAACAAAGGGTCTATTAAAGCCGCTTATTCGGCTTATAGAGAACGCGCAATCGGACTTGGGGCGATGGGCTTTTGCAGTTACTTACAGCGCAACAACATTCCTTTCGAGAGTATGTATGCCACAAGTTTCAATCATAGAGCATTCTCCTTTATCAAAAACAAAGCTGTTGAAGCTAGTAGGAGTCTGGCTGAACAACGTGGGGAAGCTCCTGATATGGCTGGCAGTGGTCTTAGGAATTCTCATCTTCTTGCTATCGCTCCTAATGCTAGTAGTTCTATTATATGTGGTGGAACTAGTCCTAGT